GGCTACCGAACGGAGGTTTTGTGAAACGAAAAACGTACAAGCCGAACGACAAGATGGAAGGCGCCGCGCTGACTCACATGCGAGATGTCGCCTTTGGCAGCGGGATGAACGTCTTTCTGCACCAGGTTGGCGAGAAGTCCGACCGCATGCGCGACGACGCCGGGCTCATGGCGCAGGCCCAGGCCAAGCGCGACCGCAAGGCAGCCAAGCGGGCGGCTTCAGCATGACGACCGGAATCGAGTATGAGATCCGCACTCTTGCGGATTTTGAAAAGATACCGCCCAACAAACTCCAGTCATGTCTTGATGACTTCAGGTTCTGGCTGCTGCTGATCAAAACGACCGAATCAATGCCGGAAGTGGTCTGCGACGCGCTCGGGGTCGCGGACAGCCAGATCGAATTCGACCGCGAATCGTTCGTGTGGATCGACGACGGGATTGCCGGCCTGGGCGATATTGCCTTTACGGTCGATGGCGCCGAGATTGGCCGCGTGAAATTCTGCGAGCACCAGGCATGAGCATGCTCGCCGCGCTACTGCATGAGGCCTATCTGCCGCTGCCTATCGGGATCGGACGCATGCACCTGATCGCGAAGCCCGAGGACGAGCCCGAAGATCGCGAGAAGGAGTGCCCGAAGTGCGGGGATACGCTGTCCATGGACAACTTCTACCTGCGCGGCGATGGCCGGTATTCGTCGTGGTGCATGAACTGCACCCGAAAGCACCACCGGAAGGCGCCGGCCACCCCGAGTCTGCCCGTAAAGGAGAAGGTCAGTTGCCTTGATGTGCTGACGAGCGACTGGAGCAGCGTGAAGGACATTTGCGCTCGAACCGAACTCACCCGGGCCACCGTCACCCAGGCGATGAAAAAGCCCGAGGTGATCGCGCGCACTGAAAAGCGGGTCGTCAAATCTGAGAACCGGCATGAAAAATTTCTATGGAGGCTGAAATGAACAAAGAACTGATCGAGAAGATCGCACTGGAATCTTTGACGGTCGATGACGATCAGAAAGGCGACGCAGCATGAAAATACTCGCCCACGTCGATGTCGAGAAGATCGTTGGCCCTGGCTATTTCTCATTCAGGTCGGAGGTGCGTGAGCTCGAGGTAATTCGCGTGATCCGGCACCAGGCGACAAGAAACCCGGCGCTCAACCGCTGGCACTACCAGGCCGATGTCGCCGACCACCCTGACATGCACCCTGATTCGATCCGTGTCGGCGTAGGAAGGCACTATCGAGTCAACATCATGCGCAGCGGACTCAACCCAAAGTGGAAGCCGCCCGAGTTCGCCCCGGGCAAGCTGGTATTCGAATGCTGATCGCCCTATCCCGCCACGCCTACCTGCTGCTGACGCTCAGGCACCCGATGACAGGGCTGCCATGCAAGACGCCGGCGCTGTTCTTGGTCGTGGCTTCGGTATCGGCCGCCGTATCTGGCGTTCGCTGGGAGTCGCTGCCGGCGGCGCTGGGCATGATGTTCGTTTTGTGCGCCATGGGGTATCTTTCTCCGCGCTGGGCTGCCGCCTACGCGCTGATCAGTATCGGAATCGATGTGATGGCTATCCCTTTCGGTGATGCTGACCTGTTCGGCTATTGGGAGGCTATCGCCGCCGGCGGCGCTACGCTTCGGATTGCGCTCAGCAAGCGCTGATTACGCTTCTACCTGTACTGCCCTCTTCGGATGCAGCACGTCGAACAGCCAGCCGGTGAATTCCTCGTCGACCGCCGGGCCAGATACCGGGATCCACAAGCCGCGACAATGCGGATGCGCGAGCCCCGCTGGCAGCGCCCACATTTCCTCCGGCGTGCGCTTGACCAACTGACCGCCGACGCGCTTGTACGGCGACGCCGAGCGCCCCACGTTGTCCTTGCCGACCCATATCTGCGAGCTCCAATCCTTGCCCTGCTTGTCGGGCTCAACGATGGTGACGACCCGGCCGTCGATCTTCCGGCAGAACGGGCAGGCGCCGACGTACTGCTCGAGGCGCTTCAGCTTCTGGCCGACTGGCATCGAGGCGACAAAGCCCTGATTCGCCATTTCGCCGGCCTCGGTGAGCGCGATGCGCCGCCAATCCCGGTTCAACTCGGAGAACTGGTCGAACAGCTTGGTCTGCAGCGAGTGTTCAGGCTGCTTGCCTTCGAGCCGTACCGACTTCTCGTGTTCAAGGATTGTTCGCTTCAGGCGATGCCGCGTCGAGTCGGCGAACCCGGTGACGTGATCGCAGCAGTTCGCCAGGCCATAATCGATCACGTCATAGTTGATGTCGGCCATATCCAGCGCAACGCCGGTCATGCCTTGCGAGAAATGCGCCAGCAAGGCGCTTGCCTGCGCCGCTGTGAGTTCCGGGGCGACGGCTTGGACCTTCCCCATGATCGCCGCCTGCTTGACGCCAAGCTCGGCTATCTGCTCGGGAAACTCGGCGGGAAAGTAGGCGTGCACGAGGTAATCGACCAGCAGCACGTAGTCCGACGCCGCCCAGGTGTCAATCAGCTTCCCGCCAAGGTACTTGAAAACGGCCTCGGCCTTGAACGGTGACCAGGCGACGAACTCGGCCGGCGCCGGCACAGCAATCGACAGGCCGGCGGCGCGCTTCGACAGCCAGGCCGTCAGGTCGGTGCTGAGCCCGGACAGCGCGCCGGCGCCGCGCCCGGTGATGGCCTCGATCAACTCACGGACGTAGATCGACTCGTGCGGCCGAAATAGGCCGTCGTCGTCTTCGGAAAGCGCCTTGTGCATTTCCTCCATGACATGATCGGTTCCGCAACACGACAGCGGCCCGATGTCGATCAGTAGCGTGTCGGCGCTCAATTAACGTGTCCGATCTTCGCCTTGATCGCGCCGGCAACGTATTCCCACGAAACCATCGCCAAAAATCCAAGGAACGCGATCATCGCCCAGGCCGCGCTCGACTCGGCTACCTTCTGCATCATCGAATTGACCTTTTCCTGCTTCTTGATCTGCGCGTCGATCCAAATAGCCCGCGACTTAACCTGCTCGGCCGTGCCCATCCCGTCAAGAACGGAGGCCGAGGCATCAGAATGCAGGATAAGCACAACGGCCAGGTTGTTTATGCCCTGGAGAAGCAGGCGATCAATCGCGCGGCGATCCCCTTCGATGAACAGTTCGATTTCTTCGTCGGAGTAGATTTTGGGCTGATTAGTGGCGCTCATGTCGGCTAAGTTTGTGATGGTTGAATTCTTTCGGCCAGCATGGCGATGGCAGCACATAGCCCTTGAAACTGCGCGCCCTGATCCCTGCGAAGCTGGTTGATGGCATCTACGATGTCGGCGCTCTGCGACGCCGCCAGTGACTTCTCAAGCGGCTCGTCCGGCGGCAGATAGTCCTCCAGCGCGCCATGCACGAAAACGCGCTTCCCGTCCTCGTCTTCCATGATCGAGCCATCCTCGCCGCGATCAACGATGGTCAGCTTGCGCTCGGCGCGCGCGCGATGGGCGATGTACTTGTCCCAATGAACTCGGTGCTCGCCGCCGCCATCCGCGTCGACCAGCATGCCATGCTTGCCGATCCCCGCGACAACGCCGTGGTGCGGCGCGTCCGTCTCGGGGTGCCGGTAGTAGATCGAGTCGCCGGCCAGCACGCTGGGCTTGCCGGGCTCGCCAGTTGCCGGCTTAACCGTGATCGGCTTCATCAGAACTCCCCTAGACGATAGATAGTGTTCTGGCGCGTTCCGAAGTCGTCTGACTCGGCTTGGATCGCCTTGGTGAGCGGCTTTTCGTCGGGGTCGTCCGGCTCGCCGGCGGCAGCGTCCTTGTTCGCGCCGAAATCCTTGCCGCTATCGGCGGCGCCGAATCCGGCCGGCGGCTCATCTTCTCCTTGAGCACCAGCTTCCGCGCCTTGCTCTCGCTGCGACTTGTCGTCCTTTTCGCCAGGTTGAGCACCGCCTTCGCCTTGGCCGCCCTCTTCCTGGCCGCCGAAGTCTTCTGGCTGCTCGGCTTGCATGATCTGCATCCACGGGCCGACGAGCGACGGATTGACCGGGGCGTCGCCCAGCTTGCTGTCCATCTTGTCTTTGCCTTCTTCGGCGCGCAGTTCATTGACCGTCGATATCAGCTTCCGGATCTCGTGCTTCTTGTCCGCGTCCTCTTCATCCAGGCCTTCCCACCGGAACACAAGGTTCTCGCTGAAGTCTGAAATAACGAAGTCGGTGTAAAGGTTCTCGAAGTAGCTCAGGATCGGAATCAGCCCCGAGTCTTTGGAGGCGGCCAGCTTCTCGCCAGTGTCCGAGCCAGACAAGGCCGACGACGAGCCAGAGGTAAAGCTGTCGAAGTTGATTTCGGCCGGGCTCATGCCGTAGATGGCGCAGATGATCGAGGTCAAGAACGTCATCCACTTCGAGAACATCATTTCGTTGAATTCGATGCCGAAGTTCTCGAAATTGGCCTTGCTCTCCTGGTCCTTGGACACCAGCACCGGAACCGACCAATGGCTGTTGGTGCCCTTGACCATGCTGTTCCAGTACCGGCGGAAGGCAACAAGGTCTTCCGCCGAGTAGTCGCCGGACAGGTGCAGCACGCCCTTGGGGATTGCGTTCTTGTCGAAGCCGCTGATGTTGAGCGTCATTGCGTTCAGGAAGCCGGTCACAACGCGCACCAGCAGTTCCGTCTCGCCCAAGCCATACCCACCTACCAGAATGTCAGAACGCGGGTTGCGTGGCTCATAGATCAGGTCGTCGTAGGTGTAGGCGGTCTTGATGCCGCCCAGCACGACCTGAAGCGCGAAGATGTTCTCGTCGCCCCTGTAGCCGGTTTCTGGCGTCAGCCTGATCGTTGCGCCATCCACCACGGCCAGGCCGTCGATGCCCAAGGCGCGGTCGCGCTTCATTTCGGTTTCGATTGCGCAACTGTCCATCACCAGGCTGTCGCGGACAGCCTTGCCCATGAACTGAGCGAACGAATCACGGCGCAGAGCTTTGCGCTTGCGCGGGTTTGACTCCCATCCGCAGTTGCAGATAAAGCGGTTCAGCAGCTTGATCGACTCTTTCTCGCTCTCGCTGACCTGGTGGTCCTTGTCGATGTGCTTGACGGAGAAGCCGAGCCCGGAGCCGCCCTCTTGCACTCGGCAAAAGCGCTGCACCTGGCGAATGCGGGTCATTACCACGGCGTTCAGGACAGGGGTTTGATCGACCATCGCGCGCAAGGCGTCGAAGTTCATCGAGGCCGGCTTCTCCCAATACTCGCCCTGCAGGCCAAGCTGGCGATCATCGAGGCGAACGGACTGCATACCGTGCTTGCCTTGGTTGGCGCCGGGGAACGGCACGATGTTCTGGCTGATCGACTTGTTCATTTCGCCGAACTCGAGCATCTGCGCGATCACCTCGGCGCTCATGACGGGGCCGCTGCTGCTCATGTGGCCCTGTTGGAGCTCACCAAGGGCGTCCGTGCGCTCGTCTTGCGGTGCGCGCGTGTCGAAGGCTACGGTTCGGGCTTGATCGGTCATGGCGCAATGTTGGCGTCACGACCTGTCAGGAGGTATCAGGAAGAGCCAGGAGGTATCAGGAAGGATGGATGTCAGTTGACGCGAATCGCCAGAACCTCAACCGGATCCGCGCCGAACAGCGGATGCGTGATCGACTGCCGCTCGAAGCCGCGCCAGGGCCGCTCAATGATCCGCTCGGCGTCGCCGGCCTTCGGGTATCCAAGCTTGATGAAAATGCGGTCAAAGGTCTTCCCGGCCAGGCGCTTGGCCCACTTCGACGCCAGCCGGTACTCGAATTCCTTCGTTCCCGCTTTGATCGCGTCGAAGTATTCGCGCTTGAGGTTCAGG